AAGGAGTTAAATGTAAATGGAACTAATGTTCCAATTTATTTAGGAGAACAGGACAAACAAGGCATTTCTGTAAGAAATCCTGATAACTCTTTTACACAGCTAACTAATGGGCAGGAGATATCCATCAGAGCTTTTGAAAAAGATGGAAGAATGACAGGGTTTAAGTCGTACATTGCATTAGGTAAAGGTATTCCTAAAGAGTTTGGTTCAGGAAGTAATGGGACTGGAGGAAACTTCAAGAAAGGAGGCTACAGCGGCGGTAACTCTGGTGGCAACAGAGTAGGGGCTAAGAAGGAGTTTGACACAGTAGGTGCGGCTGTAGGCGGTGCAGTAAACGCAGCAACCAGAGTATTTGCTGTATTAGTAGAAAAAGGAGAGAAGCAAGCTAATGACATGGCAACATTAAGAGCTATCACTGTAGACATCTATAATATGGCAGAATCTGTTAAAACAGAGATGAAGGCAAAAGAGGCTGCCCAGCCACAGGCAGCGGCTCAACCAGTGGCGCAGCCCGTCCCGCCCCCTGCTCCGGCGCCTCAAGTGCAACAAATTCCACCACAGCCTGTAGCGCCTGGTGTTGTACAGCCAAGTATCGCACAGCTGACTAAGGAAGTTGAAACTGTAGTTCCAAGTGGCGGCTACTAATGGCTAAAAAGAAGAGGGAACTTAAAATCATCTTAGACGCTGACCAATTCATATTTACAGGATGTAAAGGCATGGAGAAGGGGGTAACAGACCCTCTTCCCAGCTATAGCTGTACAGCAGTTAGAAGCCATATAGAGAAGTTTAGAAGGGAAAGACTTATGGATGAGCTAGGAGATGTCCCAGTAATTCTCTGCATGAAGGACAACAGGTCAGGGAACTTTAGGAAGGACATATTTCCTGACTATAAGGAGAATAGGCCTGACGAGAACAGGCCAAAGAATCCGTTAGAGGTTCAAGACTTCTTAGTAAGAGAGTACGGCGCATGGGTTGCTTCAGGGCAAGAGGCTGATGATTTGATGGGAATTATAGCATCAGCTGACCCTGAGAATACAATGATAATATCAAATGATATGGACATGTTGATGGTGCCTGGATGGCATCTGTGCCCTAAGAAGTGGAATCAAAATTTCTGGAGAAGTTCGTTTTATGTTGAAGACCCTGGCGTCATATATTTAGAAGGAGCTAAGATTAATAAGGCAGGTAATCTGGAATACTCTAAGGTGTTTGCAACAGGACTTAAATGCTTCTATTATAAGATGTTAGCAGGAGATTCATCAGATAATGTCAAGTTCTTATATGGATGTGGAATTAAGAAAGCATACGACTTAATAAAGAACTGTAATACAGAAGAACAGATGGTAGAAGTTGTGTCAAATGAATACAAGAAAGTGTACGGGAATGAGTGGAGGGATACAATGACTTTGGCAGGTAGAGTGCTTTGGGTTAGAAGAGACTGGAATCAAATGTGGGACATACCAAATGGCTAAGAAAAAGAATTTAACACAAGACCAGGTTCTAAAGATAAAAGGAATTAATAGAGGACTAGAAAAAGCTATAGGAAAACATCTCAATAGCACTGGCATAGACTATACATATGAAGAGAAGAGGTACTCCTTTGTGCAGCCTGCAAAGAACAGAACATACACACCTGACTTTTTCCTATATGATAAAGAAGGAAATTTGAAGATACTTATAGAGGCCAAAGGCAGGCTCAGTAAAGCTGATAGAGATAAGATGCTGTGGTTTAAGAAAGCTTACCCAGAAAAAGATATAAGAATGGTATTTTCTAACAGCAGACAGAAATGTGAAGGGAGAAAAATAACATGCGGACAATGGTGTGACAAAGAAGGCATACTGTATGCAGATAAATTAATACCACAAGAATGGATAGATGAGGTCAATAATAATGGCAGCTAAGAAGAAAACAGAGACTAAGAATAAGAAAGCTCTTATAGAAAAGATGGCACTAGAGTACATGAAAGTATATGGAGAAGTTCCAAGAGCAAAACAGATGAATGAGATGGGAGTAACCAACAACTCCCTGGTATATAACTTTGAAGGGTTGGTAAAGTTCACTGAACACATGGAGAAATTAGGTGCCGCACATATAGGAAATGTGGGCTATCTGCCACAAAGTACTAGGAAATCTATAAGAAAGAAAGATAAAGGTGTATACATAATAACCTCTCATCAAAATAATACTGACTTTAATAAGAAGTTCTTGGACAACCTGTTAGCTTTAAAGCGCCACCTAAAGGCGGAACTGCTAGTACTACCAACATTCTATGAGACTAGAATAGCACAAAGGAAAAAGAGGAAAGTAAACCTTAAGCCAGAAGAGCTTAGAGCCTTAGCCAAGACAATGAGCAAAGAAAAGTATAAAGCTATGACTGAGAGATTGGCAGGCCCGTCATGGTCTGAAGAACTTAATCCTTACTATGTGACAGAGCCTACATTGTTAACAGACAATATTGAGATATGCGCAGGAATTCATATTAATGCTACAGCTGAAAAACCGCTCAGTGGTTTTCATGGAGTAACAGGTGAAAGGTCATCTATAGTCGCACATCCAAAGATATCTTGGGAGTATGTCCCTACTCCTCCTGGGCAGTTCCCTAAGCTTATGATGACTACTGGGAGCGTAAGTAATAAGAATTACACTATATCCAAGGCAGGAGCTAAAGGGGCGTATTATCATAAAACATCAGCATTGGTAATCTACACTGACGGAGATGCATTCTATCCATTCTTAGTAGAGGCCGATAATGCAGGATCTTTCTACCATTTAGAGTACTTCTATGAAAATGGTGAAAGGTTTCATCTACATGATGAAGATAAGTATGGCCTTGTATTAGGAGACTTGCACTGTGAAGTAATGAATGAAGGAGTATTTCAAGCAACATGGGGTGATAAAAATTCTTTATGTAAGATACTGCCAATCGAGACCCAGGTACTGCATGACGTAGTTGACTTTAACATAGAGCACAGCCATCATAATAAGAATGATTTAATCTATAGATATGCACTTAAAAAAACTAAGATTGCATCAGCATTCTCTAGTATTAAGAAGACTGGCGACAAGTTAGAGGAAATAATAGATAATTCGCCACACACCAAAGAGTTTAGAGTTATAAGTAGCAATCATCATGATCATCTGTATAGATTCTTGAATGAGACCCCTTTAAAAAACATATCACACTATAAAGACATGTTTATGTACGTAGACATATTAAAAGATATATTTGCAACTAAGAACATAATAGGGAAAGGAGGAGTTCTTAACATTGATAACGTACTGAAAATAGCATTATCAAGAGTAATGGATAAAAAGCATATGGATAAGCTTAGCTGGGTAGGGAGAAATTGTAAATCAAGACTATTCGGAATAGATGTTAGCCAGCACGGAGACAGAGGCCCGAATGGTGCCAGGGGGAGCATAATGGCCTTTTCTAAGACATCAGTCCCTAACACTATTGGACATAGCCACACCCCGGGAATACACGGGGACACTTATCAAGGAGGACACTGTGCTGAGAATCAAATGAATTATAATCCTGGATATAGTAGTAATGCGCATGTACATGTGCTAACATATCCTAATGGCAAGAGAACACCTATCAGTATAGTAAATAAGAAATGGAGGCCATAATGATTAAAGAAATTAAAGGAGACTGGACATTGACAGATTTATTCCTGACACAGTCAGATTTTTATACCAACCCCTCAAAAAAGTCTTTGAAGAAGCTAGAAAGATCTTTGGATATATATTTAAAAGACCATTTAATAACATCAGAAACTAAAAGACATATATTAATTAAAGCTACAGAATACTTAAAGGAGGCAGGAAATGAGTAGAGACAAATGGCCATATACTAGAAATAGTAACATAGATGTTACATCAGGCGCATTTGCTGATGGCAGAATTAGGGAAAAATTAGAAATTCCCCCGGTAAGGCCAAAAAGCGGCGAAAAAGTAGAGTATATTGATCATGAGTCTTTAATAAAAGGAGTTAAAGTACATAAAGGAGGAGGCCAAAAGCACAACTCTGGCAAGCTTCCATACTACTTGATAACTAAAGAAATGATGGATGCTCTGGCAGAGGCACTGCAGCTGGGCATGGAAAAAGGATATCCAGAGAGAAATTGGGAGAAAGGGCTGCCTATATGCGAGGCTTCCTTAAGTTCAGCAATAAGCCATATATTTAAGTACCAGTCAGGTGTTGATTATAATGTTGAGGACAAATTAGATGGAAGTGGTAAATGTAAAGAGGTGCACCACCTAGCTTGTGCAATGGTGAATATAGGAATGGCTATTACTCAAATTAAAAGAGGCAGGGAAGATTTAGACGATAGGGCGGTAAAATGAATAATATAGAAGAATATGTAAAATACATAAAACGTAATAGAACTCATTATAAAAGTCTGGAAGCAGATATGTCGGAGGCCATACACGGCCTTGCTGCTGAGACAGGTGAAGTTATGGGAGTTATACAAAAAGCAGTAAGAAAAGGAGAGAATCCAAATTATAAGGACTTACTTTCTGAATTGGGGGATGTACTATATTATTTATTAACTGTGTCCTATCACGCAGGGTTTACTATAGATGACTTAATGCATTACAATGAAAGTAAGTTAAGGTCAAGAGGATGGGGCAAGTAATGAAACACATAGAATTTGAAACTAAATATAGAGTAGATAAAATGACGGTAGAGTCATTTGTCTTGCACATGAAAGCGTATGAATCAGATAAGGATTACAAAGATACTTTAATATTCCAAGATATTCAGGATGATTACTATGTATCTGGCGGAGAATTCATTAGACATAGATACTCTGAAAGGTATGGCTCAAACACATTAACATGGAAGAAGAAATTGAGAGGTGGGGACAATATAATAAGAAAAGAAATTAATGCGGAGCTTAAAGACAATAATAAAGAAGGCATAGAAAACACAAAAGAGCTTATAAAAGGCATAGGGTTTAAACTTGACTTTACTATACACAAGCCTGTAGTCTACATATTTGAATTTGAAAGTGTATACATCCCTTACTACTCTGTTGTAAATGAAGATGGGGAAATCTCTAGGTTTATAGAAATAGAAATAAAAGAAGATAAGATACATAAGTTTACAGAGGAAGAGGCTTGGGGATTAATACGGTCTTGGGAAAGGAGACTGTCCCCGTTGGGGATAAGTTACAGGAACAGAATGAATAAGAGTATATTTGAGATATATAGTAATGATAGTATATAAAACAGGTGATATATTTACCTCTAATGCTGAGATATTGGTCAACCCAGTTAACTGTAAAGGAGTAATGGGGGCTGGACTGGCTAAGCAGTTTAGAGAAAGGTTCCCTGAGAATTATTTAGAATATAAGAACTATTGTAAAAACGGGGACGATGAAGGAAACAGAGCAGTGCCAGGTGGTTGGTTCTTTTGTGACAATGTATTATAAGAGAATTGTCTCACATCCCAAGTAAGGAGCTGGCAAGAGTTTTTAAAGTCGCATTCAGCCATATAAGTGACATAAAGGCAAGAAGAAGGTGGGGTCATGTTTGATCTAGTACTGTCGCTAAACACAGTTACTTGTATCACAGGAATTTTAGGTGCGATACTTGTAGGAGAGCAAAGAAGACTAGGTTTTGTTCTATTCATTATATCAAGTGCAGCTATGCTTATATTAGGCTTGATGAGGGATGATTATGGTGTTATACTATTACAATTGGTATTTATATTTATAGATTCTTATTATATATGCAGATGGAGGAATTCCCCTTGGCTAATGAAAAGAAAAACCTGTTAGAATTATTACAATCAGTACAAATTAAACCACCATTTATTGGCGAAAAGCGTTACGGCAGGCCGTTCGGAAATAGAAACGGAAAGTCCCACCTAAAGATATATGAAGAATATATGCAGTATAAGAACAAGAAAAAAGACCCCTGGACAACTAAATTAACTTGGGAAGATGTGCCAATATCGGCTGGATTAGGGGAATGGATGAATGAAGTGTGTAACAGGACAGCAGCTACAGGATGTGCTGTAGTTTTTCATAGTCCCACTGGATGTAAGTTAATAGACCCGTTTAAGACAGTAAATGTGCAAGAAACCCCAAGAGCCCCTTCTGTAGAAGAGTTACAAGACTCTGTGGATAAACATTACCCTAATTATAAACATGTAAAAGACGGGCTGTATTTTACTAAACAAGACAGTTGGTATAAGTTATCTGATTACAATAGAGAAACTGACAAGATGCTTACTAAACATAGGAGCGGTAAGGTTTCTGAATTAGCTTTTAAAAGGTACATAACAGAGCCCTATCATGATAACAAACTTAAAGGGCGTATAAACTATGAGTAGAATGGGAGAGGAATACAAGAGGTGGTGGAGGAATTCTGATTCTCTATTTGTAGAACAACCCTGTAGATGCCTGTGTTTTAGATTCTCAAGTAATTATAAACAAAAACAAAAGAGAACTAAATTACTTTTTTCAGACTTGCACATGCTTCCAAGATGTCCTAAAGACTGGAACAGAAGATTCCATACAGTCCCCAAGAGAAGGGAAGCTAAGAGAATTATGAAACGGCTAACTAAAGACCCGGAACTTGCTGACGGCATATGTTTTCCTACAGGCAATAGGCGTCCTCACTGCTATTATTGGTAATTAAATGAAAGGTGTATGTAGAACTAATCAACTTAAACGTTCACTGATAGTATCAGCCATCTTATATGAATACTACGGCTGGACGCTTATATCCGATGCAGAGTGGGACAAGAGAGCTTATGAACTGGTTGATAGAATTAAGGATGGTAAGGATACTTCTTTATTTAAGAAAGAGTTTAAGGACTGGGGCGGGGAGACTGCTATTAAATTACTTAAAACCGAGTGGGGGCAGGGAATGGCGCACTACATGGATTTGAATAGAGAGCTGTTTGATAAAAGATGATACGCTTTCTTTGCAGGCTGCCATATAAGCACATCAGCAAGGTATAGCCACGGAACTATCACTATAAACATAAAAGCTACAGTGTAAACAACTGTCTCCCATATTATATCTAATATCCTCTCCTTAGTTTCGTATTTCATAATGCCTCATATCCATATTTTTCTAATGAGATTTCATTTAATTCATTCATGAGGGCTTTAGTCTCTTTCAACTCGTCTTTAGCTTCAGGAGGAATCAGGGCTTCATCTTCAATCATTTTGTCTAAATAGTCTAACCGCTCAGACACACTCTGAAGCAATATGCTTAATTGGTATTCAGTACATTCTATTTTCATAATAATCTCCCTAGTCTAAATTAGTCCTACACTTCCGTAACATCGTCAGTAGGCTACGACCTTTCAGGCTCTTTAAACCTTGTTACTAGGATGGATTTTCTAAGGACCGTCATCCATCCAAGGCGGCTCTATGTCTAATTTAAGACTCATTTGGGGTGACTATCGGGGCTTGAACCCGAATCTTCCTAGTTCACAGCCAGGAGCTTTGTCCAATTAAGCTATAGTCACATCAGTCGATGTAGTGGAACAATTATTATGCCATTTAACTACACCTGCTTGTTTAGGGCATATGCCCAATTTAGATAGCCTGTGTAAGATTCGATACTTACATTAACCCTTTATCAGTGGGTCGGTTTATATCTGTGCACCTACTATGGTACTACACTTAACCTAACAAGCTAAACTGTTATAATAAGTGCTCTTAGTCAATCTGATGCATAGTCTTCCCCTGTCACGGACCAACAACAGACATGTTGATTGATTCTAAGAGCGAGGGCCCGTTAGCTCTTTATAATTCGCGGGGTCATGTTTCCCAGTGCTCCGGCTCTCGCCCGACCCCCACACTTTTGACATTTGTTATAGACTCATGTCTTGTCTAGGCAGTCCTTTTACAACTGGGCAGGCCTCCTACTGACCTGTGTCAGAGATATTGATCACCTCCCTATTTACTTATTAAGCATCTTGGAGATGCGACTATATTCTCTTATTCTATCTTGAAGGCCGTTATATCCTCCATTCAATTTCTTAGTTACTTTATTAATATTATCAGAGTCAGCCCATTTTGTCAACCCTTTACTGTTCCAAAATGTGAATGCAACTCTGGTGCCTAATAAAGGGTTTTCTAATAACTCAGGGTTCTTTAATATATCTACTTTAAGCAGCTTGCTTTGTCTCCAATAGTTCCACCTGCCGGTGAGCTGTACAAGACCTCTTCCTATATATTTGGCCCCGTCTCCAGGAACCACATTGCCCAGCATTTGGCCAACTTTTGTACCTACTCCATACTTTCTTTTGGCCTTTTGGGGTGTTGTAACTTCCCTTAACTTACTGAACCCCCAAGACTCGTGTGCCATCTGTGCCATGAAGTGTCTATATCTTAAATCTGTATTGATTCCAAAGGATGTAAAAGTATCTTTATGGGACAATATGATCAATACACTATTTATTGCATTTGGGTAAAGTTTTTTTAATTGTTGTATAGTCAGTATTTTCATATCTACCCTGTATTAAATAAGTGAGCGAGCATACAAGCGCTTTGGTTGATAGAATTAAGCCGCCCGCCCACTTGTATTAATTATGTCTTATCTATTTCATAGTGTCAAGTAATTTTCTTAAGTATTTCTATCATAATATCATACATCTTATCTTGCTTGCTTTTTATTTCATGTATGTCTTCTTGAGTCTTGGCGTGCCTCACCTGGTTTGGCAGATGTGATCTGTCAACATAATCATGTATTTCTTTTATCTCTTCCTTTAAGTCGTCCTTGTGCACTCTTCTGTGCAGCTCTTTTCCTATATTGTTTATTCTTTTGTGAATATACGCGAAATATCCCGCTATTATGGTAAATACTGTAATCGCTATTGTTATGTAGTCTTTTACGTGTTCTATCATATTGTCACAACCTGACAATGTAAAGTGCCTATATTTCCGCTACTGGTTGTTATTTCTATATTATCTAGCTCTATCCCGTTTTGAAACCCTAAAATACCGAATACCTTCCCTATAACTCTATTAGTTGACCCGTTAATATAGCTTATAGAACCAGTTAAATTATATGTATACGGGTACTCGGAACCTGCGCTCTCATTAATAAATGTAGGTAATAAAGTTAAATCAAAATTTAATGAACCATTATCGGCAAGAGCTGGGGACGTAACGTCTCCGCTCGAACTAGTACTTCTTGAATATGTTGTACCATCATAAATATCTATGTAGGTGGTACCGTCTATTGTTGAGGCGCCGTGTTCAAAATTTATATTTATCGTCGGTGCTGTACTGCCTGCTGTCTGCAACTGACCGAAAAATCTAAGCCCTAAAAAAGGAGCTGCAGCCCAGTCTACGCTTGATATATCTATGTCTTTTGTGGCGACACCTAACGTGCCACTAGCTTCCGTGTCCGTACTATATATAGTAAGTCCTGGTCTGCCCCAGCTTAAATTTCCACTGGAATCAGAATTTAATGCCCCTTGAGTAGCCGGGGCGGAAGCAGGAAGAATATAAGTCGTACTAGAAGTAGTGCTATTTGCAGCTTTAAATCCAGTGTAATTAGATCCATTGGCTGTGTTTTCATAAAGCCTTAACTCAGCAGAAGCTGTAGAGGTTCCAAGAAAATTATAAGTCCCTGTACCTTTAGCTTGATAGTTGTGGCCTATGTTGGTATCGCCGCCAACAGCTGACAGTATAGGATCTGTTGCAGTTATTGAATTGGTGAAGTTGAAATTATTAACTGCACTAGATACAGTAGTGAATGTTACTTGTTCATTGTCATTTTCATCTATTATGCCTGTAGATGTGTCAAATACTAGATTCTGACCATTCATGTCTACATTTGTTATTGCTTTTAGTCTGGTAGCATTTATGTACCCACCGGCTCCGGGAGTAAGCGGCATGTCAACCGCTGCATCAGATACTAGGCTAAATGTATTTGTGTTTAAGTTGGAGTTTAGCTGCCCGGATATACTAGGCTGTAATGTATATAAATTACTTCCATTACAGAATAAGTTTACACCTTGATCCGGGGTAAGCACTAAGGTTGAGCTTCCGTCAATGGTTTCAGACCCATCAGGGGTCAGTGTTATATTGCCGGAAGACCTATTAGAAACATTAATGAAGAACCCGTCAGTTAATGTAGCAGAAGCTGGAAAGGTTAAAGCAACTCCACCAGAGCCTGTATAGTAGACTACCTTCCCTCTGTCAGAGGTTGTGACCTCATAGGCTCCAGTCTTTTGAAGTACAGGTGCTTGTGCATCTAATTGTAAAGTACTATTAGCTCCATTGTCTGTTTTAAGTAGACTGCTGCCTACTGCAAGTGTTCTCTCTGCACTTAAGGCAGAAGAAGAAGATGCAGTCAAGTAAGGAGAGGTGCTTGGCGCTGTCAAGGCAGGTGGCTGATTATAGTTTACATAGTCAATGGTCTCAATTTCTGTTGTGTCTGTAGGATCCTTCAATACAAACTTATATGAAGGCTTTGTAACATCAAGATAAATAGAAGCCTTACCTTCAGAATCCAAAGTTATTGGATTGTTGTGTGGGGTTGTGGCGGTTACTTCTGTATAAGCAGATTGTTCAGTAGTTGTATTAGCTTCATATACATGCAGTTTGTAACCAGCAGCTGGCTTGAAGTTGCCGTTAGAGTCTATATACATCCATTGGTTTTTAGGATAATTTATTGCTAATCCCATGGATTAACTCCTTGTTTTAATCTAGTCGCTGTTCTATCTCTTTCTGTCTTCTTTTCCTCTGGAAATGCCTGCTTAGTTGCGGCGGCAGAGAACTTAACTGCTGTATCAAAATTCTTAAGCTGTTTATTGTTTATTATATTAATAGTAGCATTTACCAAATCTTTACTTGGTATTGCATCATTTATTAACATATTCCTGGCTTCTGGAGTATTTAATACTTTAATGAATTCTTTCTCTATTTCAGGGTCTGTCATAAATTTAATCATCTTTCTGTTAAAAGCGTTGTTGGCAGCATTCTCTCCGTCGGACGCCGCTATCTTTTGTAAGCCGCGCTCGGCTACTCTTCCGACCTCTTCTGATCCTTGTGATATCTTTACCTTTCCAGCCAACTTGGACATAAACATTAGTTTAAGTCTAGCATTCTCCATTCCAGGAACATTTAATGCTTCCATATAAAAGTCCCTAGTTTTAGGATCTTTTAATAATTTGTCATATATGTCTGATGGCTGAGCCAGTCCTGGCCTCTGAACAGTGGACAGTAAATCGTCCATTGTATGCCTTATTAAGGATACATAATCGCTTCTATCCATATTAGCCTTTATCATGTCCAGCTCAGGCTTAGACATGTTTTGACTTAACAGCCCTTTTCTCACAGTTGACATGTCGCCCTTGGCTAAAGCTTTTTCTAAAGTAGTCTTTAAGCCATCCGCTCCTGTTATTTGTCTTTGAGCTACGATTCTTGCATTGTAATACTTGCCGCCTGTGGCGTCGTCCATCATGTCTGTTATTAATGATATAGCTCTTTTCTGTACAGCCTCGTCTCCTGCTTCGGCAGCCTTCATTACAAGTCTTCCTTTGTCGTCCAAGGATCCTGTAAGTATTTGTCCTTTATCAGCATTTTGCTGTAAAAATCTTTTAACAGCATCCCAATTACTTACTGCATATATCCCCTTTTTGTCATGAAATTTAAACAATATGTCAGCCTTAGTGCCGTCTGGGTTGAATACATTTCCATTTTTTCCCTTACTTAGTATGTCAAATGCTTCATCAATAACCTTTTTCATTTCAGGCTCGCTTGATTGCAAGGCTTTGTAGGCTTTATTCGTCTCTATGTTAGAAATATCTACTTTAAACGCATCATCATATAGGTTTCTTACTAGGTTCTTAACACCTTCCTGGTCTTTAGTTGCTGCGGCTCTCATTTTCGACTCTGACTTGTTTACTGATTTTCCAAGATCATCAGGAGTTAAAACTCTTCCTTCTGTCACATAAGAGTCATCATACTTCTGCCAAGAAGGGGTCTCCCCTCTTTTTACTTTCCTTGCCTCTTCAAATGTTGCTAGTCTTTGTTTATCTTTTGCAGTTTGCTGTATTTTGGACATCACTCTTACTGCGGCCTCTTCTGCCTTGGCAGTGTCAGGAGTAAAAAATTTACTAAACCAGTCTGATGCCCCTTTAACGGCTCTTCCGGCTCCAGACATTGCCCCAAATGCAGCGGCATTTATTCCGCCTTCCATTAAAGCTGATAGTTCATCTCCTGTTTTTCCCAGCGCCTGGGTGGCTGCCAAGGCGCCTTGCTGAACGGCTCCACTTACAACTCTTCCAGCCCCACTGGTTGTAGGAAAAGACTTGATCGGTGCCATTAATTGTGGAATTATTTGTCCAAATTCTCCCCCGGTTTCTATGCTATTCAGCACATCTCTTTGGCTTTGTGTATTGGCAAAATTTCTTCTATAAACATTGACTGGGCTAAATTCGCCAATCAACTCTTCTCCAGAGAACGGGGCTTTAAGCTCTTCTTTTCCACTAAGACCGCTGACCAGCCTTCCTGTATTTGTATTTTTTGCAGCTTTCCCCATTAATGTCCCGGCACCGGCTATGAGGTCAAATCCGCCCTCTATTCCGCTAAATAAAAGCTCAGCAGCAGTAAGCATTGTAATCTCTGGCCATTTATAGTCCTGATGTGGTACACTTCCAGAATCTCTTAAAATATTATCTATCTGCTCATTGGAGAATGACTCTGGGACAAACTCTTTCTCAGGAGGTTGAGACTCCTGTTTTCCAAGAATTGCGTCTATTTCTTCATTGGAAAATGATTCTGGGTTAAATTCTTTCATTACTGGCCCTGCCTTCTTCTTGCTCTAACTTCTGCTAAAGCTCTTAATTGTTCAGGGGTAAACTTTTGACTATTAGTCAGTTCAGATTCTTTCATGTCTGCTCTGGCTTTTTGTCTTTGCAAGTCACCAGTCACTTCCCCTTTAAATTGAGAATCCTGCCTTGATATCGCCTCCTCTGCTGATTGAGGAGGGGAAGACTTTTCACCCTTATCTTTATAGTGCTTATTAAATTTATCTACATAAGATTCAAGCATTTTATTAGATTCTTCATATGCTTTATTAAGTTTTCTGTTCCCTGGATCTGCTTCTAATGCAGTTAGGTTTGAATCAACTTTATCTTGTAATGAAGATATAGTTTCCATATCATATTCTGATATTCCTGTTATTAGGGCTTTCTGCCTTCCCACTCCCTGCAAATGCTCTCTGTATTTCTTTATTGTATTAGTTAGGTTGTCTACCTGAGTCTTGGCCTTTACTTGGTTTTCTGCGGCAGAGGATTTTGGAGAAGGAACCCAAAGATTAAGCCTTTCTAATTCATCCCCTTTGACAACTGCCCCGGCAAAGTTAAGTACATTCTGACTGTACAGCTCCCCTATAACTGACATCGTCTCAGCTTGTTTTTTAATGACATTTTGGGCATACTCTTTAGATTTACCTGCCAGTCCTCCTCCTTCTGCCATAGACTGGGTTACAAGTTTATCTATACCTACGGCGCCTAAATTTTCAATTCGGCTTATATATGTAAAGGCGTCTGGATTTTCATCTATTACCTTTTGCACATTATGAGCCTTCATCAAGGCTTGATCTACTTTTGATATCTCCTGATGTAATTTATTTACAGTAGATTGTGAAGGAGAGTTGGTATTAGTTTTAGCCATTATCTACTCCCATTCCCTGTCTTCAAACACCACGCCAGCTTTTTCATTCCCTACTGTAAACAGTGGGGCGTTGGAGCCCTCTGTACTGCTATTTACAGAGGCGGTGCCATTCGTATTTATAACCACTGAAGGTGCGCCTACATCTATGTTGTCAAAGTTTTCAGCATCTAGTGCTTCCTTGCCTTGTTTTGAGTAAGGTATTGGTTTAATTCCAAAATACCCTTGTGCAAAGTCATTAACTGTGCTTCTAGTGTAAGGATCTGTCATTAAAGTCTGTATGCCTTTCTGCTTAGCAACTGCCATAGCAGTAACGGTGGCGGCCAGCTGGTTGTCACTGTATTCTGACATGCCAGTTCCATGCTCTCTGTCATATGCTTCTGCTGCTATTCTCAATTGTCTAAGCCCTGCTTTTTTGTCAGGATTAAACATAAAAGATGAGGCCATGTCTATTAATTGTTTAGTCTGTTCTCCAGCTTTAAATTTAGCTTCAGCGCCTTTTATCTCTACTTCCGTCTTTGCATCGCCCAGTATGCTGCTGTCTATCTCTGCCGCCAATTTATCTAATTTGAGTGCCTCTTCGCCTTTTCCAGCCTCAATAAGTGCCTGCTTAATTCCGCCAAGCCCGTATTTAGCTCCTGCGTTTCTTATGGTCTCTCTGTCAAGCTGCTCTTGTTCAAATAGTGTAGAGTCTCTTTCGTCTTTTGACTCAAGTAAATCAACTCTTCTATCGTCTAGTGATATTCTTGCAGCTGCTTCTTGTTCACTAAAGCCTTGCTTTCTTCTGTCCAGCTCTAATTGGTCTAAATGTCTGCTTTGTTTCCCGGATTCTTCGAGATATGCCTGCCTTGCAGACATTTGGGATTTTTCAGACTCTAGCTCTCTTTGTAGCTTTTGAGATTTAGCCAACTGATCTAGCTGTGCCATTGCCGTGTTTGACTGTATGTCTTGCCCCCTTCTCTGTACACTGCTTGCAAGCAAAGCCTTCTGGCCTTCTAGCTGTCTATTTTTTTCATTATCAAGAAGGTTACTAAAATTCTCTAATACCGAGGTATATATTTTATTGTCTAGTTGTCTGAAATCTACAGGCATTGTTTATAGTCCTATGTTTCCGCCAGAGTCTATTACTCCATTCGCGCCAGATGAAGGTATTTCCCCTGCTGGAAGGTTATTATAGTTGCCCATTGGAGAGCCGCCTCCGCCTGAACCTCCAAACCCTTTAAAAAGAGTTCTATATAGGTTTCTATCTTTTCTTGAAGACAAGTCAAATAATGGAGTGTTGGATGCATTAACAGCAGCCGCTGCCGCGCCCAGCCCTGCTTGATTGAGTGCGTTTACTCCAGCGAGTTTAGAGTTAGCCACGCCTTCCAGTTGGAAATTCTTTTGATTAACTATTGAATCGCCCAGTTGAGTGAGAACTCCTGCCTGATTCTGTGCAGCTCCTGCACCTATGCCTGTAAAATTGCTCAAAGACTGAAACATTAATTGTTGGGACTGCCCGGCTGTTTCTACTGAGGCTCTTAGTTGTTCGTTGGCTAGTTGAGTACCTTGGCCAATGGTTTGATTGTATATATTAGATAGCTGTGGAAGTAAGTGTGTTGCAATCTGGCCTTGGGCTGAGGTTTGTAAATCATTCAAGGTTCTTGAAGAAATTCCAGTACCTCTTGCAGCTGCACTGTTTTCAACAGAAGCATTAGACGCCTTTAGCAGCTCTTCTCTTGATTGCTTAACTAATGGATTGTTCAAATAATCTGCCATTGCATTGTTGGCAGGATCTTGTAAAGCATTCAATACTGTAGTGGCATATTGCTCAGGGGCTATGTTCATAAAGTATTCGTCAAACCCAGATTCACCAGGTCCGGGCGCCATTCCTTGCATAATTTCCATTAACATTTGACTTGATTGGACTCCAAGTTGGGCATAAGGGGCTAAGGCCTCATTGGCCTGAGTGTACTGCGATTGAAGAGTTCCAATATTTTCAGCTGAGAACTTATTGTATAGTTCTTCGATTTCAGCGGTGACGTCAGCAGACCTTTGCCCTGCTGCAGCAAATTGTGCCTGTTGATTTTGATAAGCCTCTTGGGCATTTATTCCTGATAATGTATTTACACCTTTAAATACTCCCTGCATCATGATAAATTCACCCCTTTGTCGTTAATAATCAGCCATTTGTCTTTCAATGATATCATAACTAAAGAATCATTTACTGAAGACCATGTGCAAGTTGTAGAATCTGCTTCACTCATTACATTAGTTAATGTCAAAGACACCTCATAAGTTGATGATTTCTCTGTTAATTCTATTACTTTAGTTTCCCCTGAAGATACAGGAGGGGACAGTGTAATTACATAGCTTCCTGAATTAGCTTTTAAGGCCACATATCTGGCGTCCAGATTGACTTCTTTAGCTGCTGTTATAGTTTGATGATTTCTACTGCCCAGCCTGTAGTGCAAGTCATTGAACCACTGAACCCATGGCAAGTTTCTATTGGATATTTCCTGCCCATATGGAGGTTCGGATAAATACTTCTTACTGATCGTCATCTTCTATCTCCATTTGAGCGGTCATGTCTGAGAATATCCAACCTATAGAATCAGTGGTTTGTATTTCAAATTGCATCAACGAGCCCCCGCCGCAAGACAACTGTTTTATCTTAGATTTAAAATCCCCAGTAAGAGGAACATTCTTCTCAACATAAGGAGACCATGTATTTCCATAATCTTTAGACCATCTCAAGGTAAATTGGGGTGGAGATCCATCATCCGGCATTACAGGATTTCTTCCCTGCTCTGTAGTTATCTGCAATTCATAAACAGAGAACACTTCATCATTAGCCCAAAATACAGGAGTTCTAAGTCTTCTTTTTATCTTATTACCATTTTCATCTGAGTAGTCTTGAGACAATATATATAGGCTTCCTGACTTAAAGTCTCCTACTATTTGCTTATTGCCTAGATTCATGGTGCAGTTAGTTAGATGCCTGCCTTCATAACTTTGTGTAGTTGAGTCGTATGAAGATCTTTTAAACCACACCTCTAATGACGGGTCGTATGTCCAAGTGGCACCTTCGTTGTAGTCATATTGCTCTGATGTGTTGGCAGATGGGAATGTAATGTTTAAGAATACGTGACCATCATGGGTATCTCTCCAACAATAAGCATCATCTATTGAGCTGTATCCTTTAATAGTCTTGACAAACAAATCATCACTTACTATCTTATAGTCAGAGCCTTGTATTATTGCCACACCTCTAACTCCAGATTCGTCCCTTACCAGCCCAAATAGCTTATTGTCAAATGACTCCCATGCCAACGGTGAGGATGTTCCTAAGTCTATATTGCCTCCAGGCACAGGGTCTATTGGTATGCCTGTATTTCCTGATATTCCCCAAACTTCACAATCAGTATTAGAGAACATGTACATGTAAGTTTTGGTAGACACTCCTACAACTAAGTTAGAATCCGTATTGGCGTTGAAGAAATCAGACACATTTAGGGCATCTTCATACGCTGAGGCGTAAAATCTCTTAGAATCTTTTTGTCCATAGAAAGTAAATCCTTTGAATGTAGTTACAAAGGATATTTGGTTATTAGGTATTCCGATAGTTGAGGTCTCATTAGAAAATGACAATGTACCTATTTCATGATAGATTACATTTGTCCCATCATTTATAATAACTTCTGAATTATTAGAAGACATGGAGACGTTGTTGGTTGTAGACCAAGTAGCTCCTGAATACACAAGCTCTTGAAAGGAGGGGGATGTAGTTGGATTCTCTATTAAGAATAACTTATTGTCCCCTACTACATATCCTTTGTCGTTTATAGATAGAGCACCTCTAGTCTTATCTACATTTAAATCTAAATATGCATAAGTCCCTGGAGTGTATATTGCAGCAAGTTTTTGAACATCGCCTTTCTTGTACAGCTTTAGGTAGAAGTTTAGAAGCTCTTCATGCCCCACTGTACTCAAATAAGGAGCTATTGAAGTAGTTGATAGAAAGTTTACTGATTGTTTCATCTTCCAATTCTACCTCCACTTCCCCCTCTTCTGCCTCCTCTTGAGGGTGTAAAGTATGTAGCTACATGTTCTTTGTCCCAAGACTTAAGTGCAATAAGATGTGAAGAAGCTAATGGCTGTATCTCTGTCAACGCCTTTCTGCCTTTCCCATAGTCTGACGATACAAACACTGCGCCGTTCAGCATCAAAGCCGCCAACCATTCTTGTGGAAGATCAGGCTCATCAGAAGAGAATGTAAAATCTTGTATAGTCTTTTTGAATGTCAACAATATTCTGCTTGTTTCATTATTTGGGACAGGATGAAAGTGAAGCTTAGTAAAGTCTCTCTTTCTTTCAACATAATAGATACTAGGTTCTCCGGCCTGAGTCTTGTTACTTATGTTATTGTATTCTTCTCTGGTGTAAGGTTCTAGTTTTCTGTAGTTCCCATTAGTGTCAATGATCCCGCATTGGACTACGTCAAATGGCCTATTTAACTTGGATGTATAAACATAAACATTTGAACCTGATGTTGACGCTGAAGTCATTGCATCATTTATAGTCACGCTGACTCCTGAAGATATGGAAGCAACTGTGCTCCAAAAGGTTGTGGTTGAGTTTATCACTATTCCTATATTGTCCCCAACCTCGATGTCTTCAGTAGAAGTTACTGGGATTACAGTGTCGGATATAGCCGTAGCTGTATCTGTAGTTGTTTTAATTATATCCTCTGACACCCTATCACCAGATGATGAAATTTTATAGGATGCTTTTCCTGCATCCAGTAAGCATACAGCATCCGTATGTAGGTGAAGATATACTCCACTAGTCGGCCACGCCTTGACCATCATATTTAAAGCCACTCTCACGTGCTCATAGTCATTTCCTGGAACTTCATCATCAGGAGATAGCAGTCCAAGCTTGACAAATATGTGCTTTATAAGGGTGCCGGTGGTAAGTGCAAATGAGTCATTTCCTGAAGTTGCCATTTATGTATCAATCCTCATCTGGGTATTCCCATGTTTTAGTTGCATCAGACCAAACCTTTTTGGCTATGTCTACAAGTTCCCATGAATTGGGGTCGTCATCCGGCCTTGTCACCAGTACAGGCTCTACAGGTCTAGGCAATACTTTAGGAAAGTAAGGAGCAATGTTGTCAGGGTGAGTTACAAAACCGTCTTCAGTTATTACTATATCTTTTTCATAGATATAGAATCCTGTTTCGTCATCTTTATACTTTACACCCTTGCTTGGATACTTTTCTCTTCCTCTTCTATTTCTTCTGCTCATCTTCATGCTCTTTAACTAGTCTTTCTAGTCTTTTGATTTTGGCTTTATACCATTTTAATTCATCTACTTCGTGATCTTTACCAGTATGGTCCCCATTTACGCCTTTGTACTTTTCATATGTTCTAGTCACTGCTATGCCCAGCATACCTAAAACTATCTGCATTAAGGTGTCATTGTCAGCTTGTGGGAAGCCTGTGATGTCCATTCCACTGAACCAAGCCACTATTTGAAGTGTCAATATTATTATTAAATTGTAGAATAAAGCTATGCCACATGTCCAACCAATGGCCGGTCTCCAGCCTGCCACAAACAGGAATTGAGACTTTGCTTCAGCTGCATTGACCTCTAACTGCTTTCCTAGCAACTTTAAATTCTCTATAGCTTCTTGTAACCTTCCAGCCTCTACAGAGGACTTTAATTCATTTGATAACTTCTCTCTTAAATCTGGATCAGGGATTACTCTATTTAATATCTCTAGTCCAGTGCTTAATAAAGGTGCAAGTGCAAATAGCCCCATTATTCTATATCCTCTAATTTATATTCTGACGACAATCCTAAGTATTTTGATACCTTAACTAGCTTCTTAGGTTTATAGACTGCTTCGCAACATTCATCGCAGTCTTTTGCGTTAAGTATCATTTCTTTACGTAATCTATATTCTTCTTTAAGTTCTTTATCTTTTGAAAGCAACGCTTCTGTTTCTTTTTTGTCTGAAAGCAATCCTTGTCTTGCTTCTAGTATCTTTCTATTAGCCTTTTCTTTTTGTAGTTCGTCGAAGCCTAGTTTGATGTGGTAGTTATCTGTGAAGTCCTTATCAAGTTCTTTTATATTTAATTTTATTTCTTCTTCTAATATACGTGTGTCATACTCTTCTACTATGTTGCCGTTGCCGTCAAATAATTGATATCTTTTACCTGTGTACATTAAACTACCCTTAAAAATATGCCTGGAAATGCTCCCACGCTAGTTTCGGCAACAAATGCGTCACTGGCGCCAATGGTCGGGAGACCTCCTGTGTCTACTCCAGAGTAAGCTCTACGAACTACAGGGATTATAATACTATTGACTGCTTCCAAACCTACTAAAGAGTCTCCCCCGTAAACTGAATGAGCAGTAACGCTCGTTGTAGCCTCAACCCAACAAGCTAAAAAATACCTACCTGCGGTTAAGGTTTCAGAAATAGTTATCTCTTTCATTCCAGTTGTTGAAGTATCTACCGTCCCGGCATCTAAAACTATTGGTCCTGGACTGCCGCTGCTATTCACTTCATATATACCTAACCTCGCTACTGTAGACGCACCCCCTCCAGATGTCATGTTTATGCCTATTCTAGTGTAAGTTGCCTCCGCAAACATTCCTAATTTTAAATATAAAAAACCTGCTAGAAGTGATTTTGTTCCTGTGAACGAAGTAGGCACTCCAGTGTAATAAAAATCCTGGGACGTGTTAATAAAATTACCTGGTCCATAATCAAAAATAGTGTCTCCGCCGCCTCCACCTGCAGGAGCAGCCCACGTGCCGTCGCCCCGCCAGAATGTTGAGGAACTTGCTGAGGTACCTGAATTTAAATTGGTTACCGGCAAGTTACCTGTTACATCTGCGCTTAGGTCTACATTAATTAAACTATTACCTGTTGCATTTGCATCAAATGTTTTATTAGTTAATGTGTTTGAAGACGAAGCAGTCATGTAAGCTGAATCGTTAGTCCACTGCGAGATGTTACCAGACTTGTTAGTTAATGCACTAGAGCTGCTACCTGTTATATACCCTGAGTCATTGGTCCACTGGGATATATTACCTGACTTATTCGTTAGCGTGTTCGAACTGTTGGCTGTGATATAAGAGCCTAAGTCGCTGATCTGTGACTCAGCTATTGAGATGTTTGCAGCATTGAAAGTTAAATCAATCCTATCAGTGCCATTTAAGGCAACTGTTAAAGCGCTGTTAGCAGAATTTATTTTATAAAACTCTAAATCAACACCAGTCTTTTGCTTGTATAGCCCGGTGCCTGTACTTCCGACATTTGAAGCTGTGTTAGATTCTCCACTGCCCCCGCCTCCTGAACCTGAATTTGGATTATATATAAACATAATAAATGCTAGGCTCCTGAGTATACTTTAGCTGTTATAGTTCCTGAACTAGATAATGCAGTTATTTTATCTTGAGGAACAGTTACATCAAAACCAAATACTGTCTCTGGCCCTAATTTAACTGTAAAGAGAGAAGACGTTGGGACAAACCCAATACCTATATACATAAAAGCTGAGGCGTCACAGTTGGTTATTGTTAATAGATTTCTTGCTGATGTAGCTTTTGGAAGCAGCTGAGTGCCTCCAGCCGTGGCCACTACTGATACTGTAGCTGATTCTTCATTGGCATATGATCTGCTGTCTTGTATGAACATTATAACCTACCACTTTGAAACACCCCGATTTTGAAAGAAGCGCCATTAGTATAACTTGAAGTTATAAACCTTACGGCAGTAGAGTATTTTGTAATGAATGCATGTGTATCCGTTGTTTTAGAGGACAAGGACGTAGTATTCTTATAGTTGGCAGTCTCGCCTTGATTTATTCTTTGGAAACATTCTTGTACTGTATAGTTGGCAGTGCCTGTTACGTCAACATCAACTAAAGCTGCTTCATCACTAAGATAGTCTAAACATATAGATCTATAAGCTATTTCATCTGAAGTGCCTACAGTCAATGAACTTCCACTTGTACCGTCAGGTGTGATAGAAGTTATTACACTATAATATAATGTAGATGTTACAGTAGTTGCATTAGGTCCGGTCAAGACTTCTGTAGCTGCATTTCCATCAGCATCTAGCCCTACAATAGTAAAATCAATAGCTGAGATGTTAGAGGCGGAGGATATTTCTATCTTTCTAGCTAAGTCTAGGCCGGCTGTTTGAACAGCTCCGTCCAAAGACAAAGCCACTCCATCTGATGGAGATTGAGTTTCTGCTATTCCATCAGCATCTACATCATCCGGTGTAATTGTTATTAGTTGTGGGGTTTGCATTAAGATCCACCTTCATAGTCCCCGGCTACTGTCGCATCACCTAGTATCATTTTGCTTGTCACTGGGTGTCTTACACAGAATCTTTCATCAGCTGTGTTTGCAGAATCTACTAGCTTTAATGTTAGTACACCATTTACGTCAGTATTGGCTACTACATGTTTCTTAGCTGTCAATACAGAAAGAATAGTTCCAGTAACTGCGGTGAGCGCACCAGAAGCTGAAGTGGCTGTAAGACCAGTTCCAGTTGCATCATCGGAGATATATACCTCTAATGTATGAATGGCATCAATTGCGACACCATCTGCATCTAGTACAGTTAAGGTTGCTTCAATGCCGTCAGTAGTGGCAGAAGCCGCATATTCAATAGATACAGAATTACATGCATCATCCAATATGTTAACTTCAGCGGCTTTGGAAGTAACTAATGTACCTCCAAGCCTGAGTCCTGTATCAGTTCCATTGTGGTCTTCTAAATCTAAGCTATTAGACTTATGTGAAATTGTATTCGCTGCAACCATGGTTTACGCCCCTTCTGAGCCGACAAACGCTCTGTAATCTCTGTAAATAGGAACTTCTTTAAAGTAACCTTGATACATGACACTTCTTGAAGAGAACGCAGTATCATTGTGCATAGTAAGAGGTTTCTTTCTAAGCAAAGAAAGGCCATACTTAGCATGATTGGTTGTTACAAGAGTTTGAGTATCTGATTCAAGATAATCCCATACAACAAAGCCGCCTGGTACAATGTTCATATCTCTTATTGAGTTGATGTCGTTGTCCATGCCGCCTGGAAGTTGCATAGTCTTCATGATTGTGTTTAATACAAACACCTGTGCTCTTGAAATAATAGCTTTATCCATTTTGTTATCAATTCTTTCTCCTCTATCATCTCTGATGTTTGGAAGTAACTGATATAAATCTTGGAACATAGCATATGATGCAGCGGCAGGGGTAGAAAGCTTATTAGCATTTACACCTGTTCTTGTTGGGTGAGTAGTTGACAAAATAGGTTTGCCGTCCCAGCCAAGTGCTGATGAGTCAGTTGTATTATTTGCTTTGTTAAGAACTTGAGCACAGTTGGTCTCAGTAGTTCGTCTAGCAGAATCACCTAACTGGGTCATGTGCATTCTTACTACGTCAAAACCTGCTTGTTGGTCTTCAATGATGTCCTCACCGATTGCACATTCTAATGCATAGGTTTGAGTCTCAAAGATCTTTTCAGCTGATTGAGAAGGTTTATCGTATGAAGCATTTTGGCCAGAAGTCTGGATTTGAAACATACCAAGACCTGACAAACTAGCTACTTTCTCCCAAGGTTTAGTAGTGCCTTGGATATTAAATAGTTTAGGATAAGTTGCTTCACATTGTTGCTGACCTACATCGATGAAATTTACGATATCAGGATCTATTGCTGATGCAAAATCTGAAGCTAATGAAGGAGTTGCCATTTGTTATATAACCTCTTATACGCCAGCTATTGCTGTGCTAGTAAATTGATGCAAATTGATCTTAACAACTGCTACTGCATTTGTTCCAGATGATGATAAATCATTTCTGACAGGATCTTTTGAAATTGAATGAATAAGTACTTGATATGTAGCGTCTGAGCCTATGGCTGCTGAGTTTAACGCCCAGCTGGAGACACCAAAAGCAGTGTCGCCTCCTGCACCTGCAACCAAGTTTGCATTATTTCTAACATCCGTAGCCGCCAATCCTGCTGACGCCATTACTTCAAATAAAGTAGCAGGATCGTCATGCACGTATACAACAGCCTCTGTTAGTGCAGGTTTATATAAAACACCCGCCTGCCCGCCAGCTTTATAGCCGATGGAAGCAATCGGGCCTAATATTCTATTAGTTGCACCTGCTGATGCAATGCCGACTGAGGGAAGAGAGCCTGCCGGAGAACCGACACCTCCGCCGACATAACCTCCTGTAGAAACTACACTTGTGTTAGTAGTACTAAGCGCCTTTACAGGATCGCCTCTGAATAAGTTGCCATCTGCATTATCGGATGCTACTAGGTATGGATTTACAGTTGCCTGTAAATGAGAATCACCTGAGTTTTTAATTGCAACCAAGCCGAAGGCTTTTGTTGGATTAGCCATTTATGTTATATAACCTCGTAGTTACTGTTTAATATAGTCTCGTTCTCTACTAACAGTAGTTTTTATGCTCTGAATTGGTACACCGCCTTCGTGCACTAAATCTTTGCCCAAACTTTCATCAATAGATTTAATTTTATCATCATAGGCTTTCTTTAGAAGTCTATGTTTTTCTTTTGGAATTCTCAACAGTCTTTGAGTTACGGTATTACTTAACCGAATCTCTACAACTGAGCCTTCCCCGTTGTTTACTTTATTGAAACCACTTGTATCAGTGATTGCCGCTCTTATGTGCTGAGCCTCTTCTTCTGGTATATTGCCCCAGCCCATTCTGTAGTATTTCTGACTTTCGTACGGCTTTGAAGAATCGATAAGTGCCCAGAAATGTGCGTAATAAGGATTTAGAAGCTCTTCAGGTACGTGTAAGTTCCCTGATTTGACGTTAGATCTCAACGATACTTCAAAAGCTGCTAGTTCTTCTTCAGAGATTACAGGTCTTTTGAATCTTTCACTTAATCTATCCGTTTCTAAGGCCTGTGCCCTTGGACGATCTACAGACGTGTCTTTGCGTTTATCTTCACTCATTTTATCTTCTACCTTCTTGTTTATCTTTCATTACAGCTTGGAACCACCTTTCAATAGACTTTTCATCGTCCCCGGCGTTCTGCTTATATTTAAGATATTGAAGCTCAGACTGGTTAAGATATTTATGCATATCTGACTTGTCGACTGTCACTTTCGTGTATCTTTGCGTATTTCTCATATTTGTTAATGGTACCATATCATTTTCCTCTTTTTTCTTAACCACAGTCCCAAGAGTCTCATTGTCTGGATTCTCAGCCCTTAGTCGTGTATGTACATAGTTAAATATATCATCTTCAGATGCGTTCGGGTTTGCATTCAAATACCTGTTTTGTATTCCAATTGCTTGTTTTTCTAACTCATTGGCCTCTGGAGTCCCGCTGCCCCACCATTGATTTTTCATGTGAAACTTGTGGGCGGCTACAGATATTTGGTTACTTTGATTTGAAGGCTCTTGCTGCATAAGGTCATTTTCAGCCTTAGCCAGTTTGGCGAACAGTTCAAAATCTGAAGAATCCTTAGCCTGAATTTTCATGTCTTGTATTTTTTCAAGTTTTTGCTCTCTTGACATCTTTTCCTGATTGGCCGTGTACTGGCTGAGAGTTTCTTTCAATGCTGCCATCTCAGCTTTTTGAACCTCTATGGCGGACAGTACAGGATCTTTTTGCTCAGCAGGGGTCTCCTCACTTGAAAAATCTTCTTCTTGTCGGCTAAAGTTAGCCGCTATGTCCTCTGGTATTTCAATAGTGAATACCTCTCTTTCATCAGTCTTCATACTGTACCTCCACACCTTCTTGAAGAATCATTTCTATTTCACTGTCAGTGAGCAGTCTGTACAGGAAATCATCTGGATCGTCTTTTATTCTAAAAGCATCTCCTCCGTATCTTCTAAATACTACCTTATCCCCTTTTTCTAGTTTGCCCATATCCCTATCGGCGTTAGTTGTCATTGCCAACGGCCCGGTGGATACTATATAGCCAACCCTGCACCCAGCCTCTCTTACCGATCTATGATCTCCTGATCTGTAGACTCCGAATTCGTCTATTTCTGGTTCTTTTAGAACCTGAACTAAGACTTTCCACGACGGTACTTTTATCTTCTCTGCTATCTTTGTCATTTTCTAACTCTCTCTCTTCTTCAAATCTATCAAACAATAAGGTGTTTTTCATGTGGTCAAAATCATTTAAGACGCTCACCGCAAGCTCAAATCCTATGATTTCATGTGCCTTCATCCCTATCTCTTCTCCAGACATGGCGGGGGACAATTCCTTAAAGAACGTTAACTTTCTATTCTCTAACTTGTTTCTTAACTCCTCCATTATGCACTTTACTACTATGTTAGTTTTAAAATCAGTATACAGTTCTTTACTTATCTGTGTCTTTTTCATTATCCTTTCCTATTTGGCCTGTTTCTTTCTTAGTCTTTGCAACATCTGCGTTTATCTTAATAATTTCTGCCCTTCTAAGCAAAGCATCCACGTCTTTTAAATCAGCAGCCTTTCTAATCTCTTCCAAGATTTCAGCTATTTCAGCTTTTGTCTTCTCATTTTCATAAGTCTGCCTTTCTGCCTTTAATTGAAGCTCAGCTTCTTTTAATTGCTGTTCCCTTTCTTTTAGAGAAAGTATCCTCCCTCTTTCGTCTATCTTAGACTGTAAATCTAATAGTTTTGGATCAGGCGGGGCGGGCTTTGGAGGAGGGACAAGCTCCTCTACATTCTCTATGCCCAGGGCTTTAAATTTGCGCTTCAAAATAAGCGCCATGTCGACCAATCCTGCCGTACCTGTTTGTTGAACGGTCATTAAGGCAGAGTCATATTTAAAATTCTCTTCTAATTTAGTCGTACTGTTTGAGTCAATTACTGGAATGATTTCAAAATTAGCGCGCTTAAGATCAATAAATTCTCCATTGCCTCCTTCGCTCATGTCAAACATTTCGTTATATTCTGGGTTGTCTATTTCTACTTGTACAGGCTCTCCAGTTTGAGGATCTTGTTGGGTTGTCAGTATTTTGGGGGGAACTCCAACTATTCTTGCGTATTCTGCCGGATCTACATTTTCAGCCATTAATTCTACAATTAATGAGGCCTCTTCTTCTGCTGTGGCAAGTATTCTTCTTAAGATGGCTACTAACACTTTCTTGCCCTGCGCAACCATCTGCTGAATAACATCGGGAGATGCATTTTGAGTATCTGCCTTTCCTAGCAAGGCGTCTGTAGTTGCAGTTAAATCTTTAGCAGCTTCTAACACCATCCCCAACATTTGGAAAAGAACTTGTGAAGGCTCTGGAAATGTCAATTGGTGGAAAGAGTCAGAGATTGGCTTGTTGTTAAAGCTATCAACTTCTTGGTATTTTCCAATATCAGTATTGAACTCGCCTCCTGGCAAATTTAATGATTTATCATAAAATCCCGATTGGGTAGTAGCTAAGGTGCCTGAGTTTATAAGCTGGTTGGCCAAAGTATTAATGACTTTATTTGGGCTGTGAAGTAAAGAGCCAAACCCAACTCCTGGGAAAGATAAGTCTGGAGATAGGATAAATCTATAAGCTATGTACCGCTTCTGAGGTTTAATGTATTTGATTACAGACTTGCCGTCTCTAACTTTTCTTTTTACGTCCTTTGGTTTAAATCCTTTTGATATTCTTAATATCTCTCTTGAATCTACATTGCATATAATAAAATAAGGTTCTGGATATCCATCCCCGTCAAGATCTGCATAAGTAAATTGAGATATAAATAAGAAATTAGACTTATCATCAAAAGATGATATAGATTTGCTTTCAAGGTTCCTTTTAGCTATTTCTAAATCTGTAAGCTCTTTGTCAGACATTGTATCTGATCTTGTTGGAACATATTCATCCATATTTACTAGATTTAAATATTCAACCATTGAGAGGTTAAACCATTCTGTTATTCTTGGTGCTGTTGAAAAGTCTTTTATGCCCTTATTATAAGTTATACAGTCATAAGGTATAGACTCTGATATAACTTCTCCCAGTACAGGATCTACATATATCTTCTTAACGGATGTTCCCAGCAAAGACGCTTGATTAAGCATTGACTCAGTTTCATCTATATATTTATTGGGGTACTGTTTAAGTATCTTATAATTATAGTACTTTATGTTTCGGTTGCCTCTCCTTTCAACCGCCCCAGTTTCATCATTAATGGTCTTTCTATAATCAAATACTTTACCATTTTTGACAAACTCAGGAGAAGACGTGGAAGTAAACTGAACCATGGACATTGAAGTTAAAGGCCATTTGACATTTGAAGCCCCTTCCCATGGGAAATTCTTCTTTTCCTCTGTCATTAAGGCCAAGTCCATTATCTCATCAAATCTGTCTAAATCGCTGCCCCAGCTTTGTTCATCCTCATTCAACCCTTCAAATACAGAATCAGATAATCTTTTTAGGTCTTGTTCATCCAAGACATCTACCATATTCTCTGTTTTTAGTATTGTTTTAAAATCTATTGGATTTTCTATTAGTTTATTCATTTAAATTAATAACCTGTTGTCCTATCTCTATTAGAGTTGTTTCTTTGTACTTTTCTTTTAAATCTATCTTCAAATTCAGGAGTTGCTGTTGCAACCCTTCTTCCAGACATAACACCGTACCTAAATGTATCACATAAATGGTCTTCTTGGTTTTTGGCAGGCTTTCCGTCTTTGCCGTATTTATAAATTCTCATCTCATCTAATAATTTAGTGCAATGTGACATTATTTTAACTTTACCAGTAGATAGCCCGATATAAACTGCCCTTATTCCCGGCTCAATGGCGTTGTCGGCCATTTCAAATGGAAGCCCCAAATCTCTATACTGTTTTAAAACAGTTTGATTGTTGTTAAAGTCTCTTAATTTTTGAGCTGACGGGTCTCCTACCCCTTTAATCCAAGAACCTCTTGAATTTATGTAATTTACATGTTCAAATATTTGTCTATTTTCTGCTTTATATTCATCATACACGTACTCAACCCCGGTGTTGGGATCTACAGCCCACCAAGTAACGGCTGTACTCCCTGCACCTACGTCAATTGAAAAAAATCTTAACCAGTAGTCGGGCACTTTAAATGAATTGCATACAAATAACTCTTCATCCACAGGCCAAACTTTACCAGATCCGATAGATGGAATACCTTTTGTACGGGCATCTCTTTCGTGAGGTAAGTATGCCTCATATAGTGACTCCTTCTCCTTTTCGTCCAAGTGAGGCGCATCGTCCCAAGTTAGATTAGTTACCCATAAATGTTTAGTTCCTTTTACATTGCCGCACCTGTTTGGAGTATCTGGAAATGTACCACCTGGTAAGTATTTCATTACAACATTGGTAAGACCGTCTAAGGGAGTAAAGCATAAAATACTTAAACCGTTTGTAGTCATTAGCCGGGTCATAACTTCTGAATATATAGACTCTGGAACCTCTTCGTCAAGTAATGCAAAATCTAGTTCATCTCCTGCGTAGGAATCAACATCCTGCTTATAGGTTTTTCCAATTACAAGGGACTGTGCGCCGGATACATGTTTTACATATATCTCTTGAAACACTTCACCGCCTCCGGGTCTTTTTATTATTCCACCTTTTACTAAAAGGTCTTTGGGAATAAGCCCAGTTCCTGGATCTCTTAAAGAGCCTAAAAGTATCCTTTGATTGATACGCCTTAGATTATCAGGACTTGGAGATCCTACGACGGAAGTTATTGGTTTATAGAATTTCCTACCAGGCCACCAGTGCGGATATAGTCCAGTTAAATGATAAACTAGCTCAACATGTGAGTGAATACTTTTCCCTGAACGGTTACCTCCGATCGACGCCCTAAATTTATATTTTTTACCCGCTTCAAAGAATTGAAAATGTTTGGGATATGCATCAATTGACAAATGACCTGTATCTGGATAATACTCTTCTAAATGGTTATATCTGGATCTTTCATAATGTTGTTTTATTACTTTTAAAAGGGCGGCCTTTTTTTCATAAGGCATTCTTTCAAGGGAATCTAATACATAATCATCTACTTTAGACATTGTCTGACTTCACTTCTCTTATAAGTGGACTTACTCTGTCATCTTTTAACATCCTTTTCATCGCATTTTTAATTTGTGGAGTATTTAAGTGGTGAATAAGTTCTTTATTTATCTTTTCAGGATCTTGTGCCTTTTCTTCTTTCTTAACTTCTTGCCTGGTGGCAATGTTCCAAGTTTCAGGGAATAAAGACTTCAATATTGTTATTTGCCCGTTTATGGCCGGGCCTGCGGCACCATCTGCAATTAATTGCTTTAATTTTGCTGTATGATATGCATGACATGCCGTCCTTCCATGCTCGAATGCCCTGGCAAATTCTTTATGTTTTGGATTGTCTCTCCATTCTCCCATGGTTTTTTCTAAAACCCCCCAACTGGCGGCTATCTCTGGCAGGCTCATTCCCATGCTGCATTTATCTAGAAAATCTTGTGCCATCTCTTTTTTATACTTAGAGGCCCATGACTTAATACAGTCTTGTTTTTTTATCTCTTTTTTTGTCTCTTTATCTTTCATAGAAGCTCTGAATCGTCTATAAGTTTTGTAATTGAATTAATTAACTTTTCATAGGCACGTTCTCTTCCATAAACGCCCCTTAATATGCCTCTGGTTATTCCCATCCTGTCAAGTTGTTTTAATGTTGGAAATTCCCTTTTATCTTTATAAAAAATGACAGTTAAATATTCAATATCCTCTTTCTTTTTAATCAATTTGATGCTATTATTAAAATAGGACTTCTTGTCTATAAGCACCGCAGACCCAAAAAAATTAGAGAGAACTATGTAATCCCCTCTAATAACTTTCCAATACTTTATATCATTTAAATTATTTATTTTCTTATATCCTCTGGGAATACGTATATATCTGTTCCATTCAATATAGAGTCTCTTTGTTCTATTGTAAGAACGCCTTTAGCTGCACATTGATCTAGTTGTATGCCAAAGTTCTTGTCAGCCGCTGCCGATCTTGCTCTCATCTCTTGTCCGTTTCCTGAAATCCCGCCTCTATATGTGTGAAACATCAAATAGCTAAATTTCTTTAAATCTAACTTATTTGTAGAGCAAGCTATATTTGCAGCCATTGAATAACTTTGCCCCTCAACAGAAGCAACTGTATATGCTTTTGATTGTGAAATTTCATTTAAAAGTACATTTCCTGTATGTATATAGCCGCCAAAATTAGCTATATGAAATATTATTTCTTGCTCTTCTGTCGTATTTTGAAGAATTAATATAACGTCATTGTAGAGAAATAATGGACCTATCAAGTAATTCAAATTTATGTGCCACTTTTCACACATTTTAATAGTTTTTGGATTTAATCTTTGCTCTATTGGGACTGTATTTAGAAGTGGGACAGACATAATAGATTCTTTGCAATTTTCACCCCTTATACTTGGCACGGCCATAAGCAATTCAATAAAGTTGGCTTTTAATTCTTTAGTTGAGGTATCTATTTTGTAGGTTGAGTGCCAATTATTTTTTATATTGTCTAAATCTATAAGCGTATTGGCAAATAGTTCTTTTCCAAATAACATCCCTATAAGGAATACTATAAATAAGGTTGCTTTAGGCATTGCTGTCATTTGGCGATTCCTCTTTCTTTAATAACTTTCTCTTCATCTGCATGTCTACATAACTATAAGTCATTTCACATCTTTTCTTAGTACATTTTCCTAAGAAAATATAGGGAGATTTATCATTTAGATGTGTATATTCTCCCATTTTAGACCCACAAGCAGGGCATTTCTCTCTTTTACCTGTACTCACATTGTACTCACAGCAAGTGCATGTACAACAACTATGAACCCTATTAGAGCTAATAGTGCAATAACACTATATCCAGCTAAAATAATTACTGGTTCTACTAAATTCTTTACTTTACTTAAAAGTTTATTCATTTTTAATCTCTTCTATATAACTTGGATGCGATAGGCGGAATTGCACCGCCATCTTCAGCGAATGAGACTGATAAGTTACTATTACTCCATATCGCACATTAAGTGTAACACCTTTATTTTTTAAATGCAAGATATAGTGTAGTTACTTCTTACATCCATTGATGTGTATACTAGAAAAATCTCCTCTTATCTATCTTACATCTATTTTTCACGAATTTTTAGTTCCATTCTACCAATTGTTCAATATTATTAAACATCTACTTCCCTAAAATAACCTGTGTAACTTCCTGTACCTCAATTCCAGACATTAAGAACACCATAATTAGAGTAAATACATAAATAGATACAAACATTAACTCTTTCATTTCCAATATTCCTTAACTTTATTATTTGCCTGTTTAGGTGTATATACTTCTCCAGTATCTTCTAAATCATTAACCGGAACTAGCCAAGGAGAGTATCCTTCATAACTTCCTGTCAAACCATAATGTATGTTATTCAAATAATCTTGGTAATCTTCTTCTGGTACTACCTTTATTGAATCAGTCCCGACAGACGGCCTTCTACGTACCGCCACAAATCTTCTGCCCGTTCTTTTAGATTTAAGTATACGCCTGTTCATTATTGGCCCTCTTCATTTAGTTTCATATTTGTTAACTATTAGTTTAGTTATATACCCTATTATAAACTATATACGTTACTAACACTAGTGTAAGTAAACCCTTTATATAAACCCCCTCCTATTGTGTATGTGGGACGTCCCCCCTTCCCTCTTACTTATAAATGATTACCCCCCCGGGTGTTGTATTTACAACATACCTGACGTAAGCACTACCACAACGTGGGAACTATGTCAAGAGTTGACATTTAGTAATAGATATGATAGGCATGCTATATCCCTACCATACCAGTAGGTGTTTGTCAAGTGGTTAGCGAAGCGAGGCATGCCCTATATCATGCATAAAATGAAGGGTATGTCAATCATACCGTTCGTCTATTAACCATTCGTCTATTAGTTGTATGCATATGCACTTGACATGTAGTAATACTACCGTTCATCGGATAGATCAGCTCAGCTCTTGCTATTTCAAATAGGTAAGAGTATCGTAGATAGTCATCACAGAGAATCTAATAGTCATCAAGAGTGGACTATATGCATATATATCAAGCAGTTGCAGTCTTGCATGAATAGTGGCAAGATATCAAAACTATAGTAATAAATAAGGTGAATATATACCATAATCACTGCAATTCATGCAGTATTTATACTAATATAAGGCATATTCATGCCAATATGTAACTAATAGACATTACTTTAGACCATAAAAAAAACCTATAAAAAGAAATAAGCATAGCAGGAATAGCATGACTGCGTGTATGAAATTATAAGAAATAAGAGGTATAGTGAAAAGAAAGGTAATTAATTTCACTAACCGACGAATGGGAGGTTTATTTCATATAAACCGACGAATGGTACTTGACAAGATAAATACTTATATGTATAATAGATTAAAAGAGGGCATGGATGCCCGAGCAGAGCAAGTCTTTGACTCTGTCTTGATGTTGGTTTGGCTTTCAGGCAGGCAACCAACTCAAGATTAGCCCTAACCGAAAACGGGCTAACACCGTACAGGGATGTACTATGTAGATAGATGTACTATGTAAGTATAGTACCACACTCCACCTCTTTCATCTAATAGTTAGTACCATGTATTCTGTTATACATTTGCCAATACCATCTAGGCCATCTCTTTGCCCTTCTTAAAGGCGGTAATGGTGGAATAGTTATAGCTTTCTTTCTTTGCCTATCCTTCATTGCTTTAGTTAGCTTGTCGAGATATTCTACAACATATAGAGATTGCTGTAATTGCTTATATTCAATGTCAGTTAACGCCCACATATATTTGTGTAAGTCTTTTCTGTATTTACACCTTATCCTACCTTTCATGATTGTATGTAATAGTGTATTTACTGTCTTATCTGTCATTTCTATATATATATATATCATCTTATATATTTCCTCTATTATTATCTATTAATAAGTATCTCATACAGTTAGATGAGATGCACTACCGTTCATCTGTTAATACTAATAAGCTGTTTACTTACCGTTCGTCCCATGTCATTATATAGTCATAGGGTTAATAAATAGAGGCAGATAGAGATGAATAAGCAATATAAGATATTTGATTGGATATACGCTGAGATGTTTGGCGGTGAAGTATTTAACTCATTTGAAGATGCATGGGAAGCGATATGTTCAGTAGTAGATGAAAGCGAGTACGAGGAATATGTAGTACTTGAAGTTGATGAATTTGGCAATAGATAGGGGGTTGATATGTTAATTACATTACTGTGTTCATTTATATTCATCAGATTGTTTGGAATATATGCATTCTTATTGCTTGTAGGTGCATGTTATTTGTTGTTATAAATACTGTGATAAGTAAATAACTCGACATATATACCTTATAGGGCATAGTTCAATAAATATACCTTAGAGGGTATTATAAGCACTAAATTATCTACTTAAATAAACTATTACCTTAATCCGATGAACGGCATAGATATTGAAATATAAGTATGTCATTATAATAGACAGAGACATTAAAAAATAAAGAGACATTGAAATGAAAACAAGTAGACAAATAAGAGAAAGAGAGTTGTATATAGATAGAGTGCAAAAGCACCCAAACTGGACTGAGAGACGTATTCATAACTCTGTACAGAAAGAATTAAACAATAAAGACAACGACAATCTAGATACAGAACTAGATAAAAGAGAATTACTAGTAGTTAAAATATGCGCAGTTGCACTTGCATTAGTAGTGTTGCTGCATGTAATCAATTAATAAATAGAGGTAAATAGATATGAGTAAATTTATAGTAAAAGAGAAAGATAGTTATGTAATCGAACTAGTAAAGTCAGACGATGAAATGTTAGTTATAGAAATCAACGGAACGAGGTTAGGATATTTTATAGAAAAGTTTGACGGGTCGTTAGTTTTAGAGCTATATAACGACAGAGTGATAACTGTAAGTACAGAGACATTAGTATTAAATAAAGAACGGTTCAAGTAAAAAGAGGTGAAATATGAGTAATTACAAACTAGTTAAAGTAAAAAATAACGTTGGCATATTCAGAGACGAGCATACACGCAATGTAGTGTATGTCCCACAAAGAAATTGGTCTCAAATGCAAAAATATGCTATGTCGCAGTTTTTAAATCCGACTAAGGACATAAAATTCAAACACACAGGCATCTGCTAAGAGATTAAAATGAAGAAATTATTTGAAGATGAGCAAACATACACAGCATTTGAGTTCATTAATGATGATGACAACATGTTGAATACAATACTTGAATCTAATAGTATGAAGCAATTAGAAACAAGATTGATTGACGCAATCAGTCAGCTAGCATATGAAAAAGTAATAAATATTGAATATGTAGATATAGACTTGTTAGTTAATTACTACAATGATATGCTAAACAGTGAGGGAGAATAATGTGAAATTTATTAATAAAAGCAATTTAATGATAAATAAAGAAGATTATAAGACTATAAATTATCAAAAGAGGTCGGGCAGCGCGGAAAAAGGAGAAAGAACGCGCAAAAAGATTCTTTTAGTTGCTGACTCTTTGTTCAAAGAGAAAGGATTTATTAATACAAAAATGAAAGACATTGCAAAAGTTGCTCAAACTTCCGAATCAAATGTGTCGAAGCATTTTAGGGGCGGAATGAAAAGAATACTGAAAGAAGTTAAAAAATTAAATGAGGAATTATAATGAAAAGACAAGACTTTTTAAAACAAGTATTTACGACACTTGAAGAAAAAAAGATAACAGGCAAACAGGCGTTTGAAATAGCTAACGAGATGATACAAGACTACAGAAACATTCAATGCGAGCATGAGCTATACAGCACAGTCCTATCACTCATAAAAGAGCAAGAGCATGAAAGGTGAAAGCATGACTACATTACAAGTGAAGCAGAATAAAGTAAACATTATAACAGCAAGAGAAATCAGGGCTTGGTTGCAATCTTACATATACGGAAATACTGACTTAGTAAATAAACTAAGCAAGATCGGCAGCGCATATTCAAACATGTTGCACAGTAATTTAGATAAAAACATAGATCTAAAAGACTTACCGAATTTAAACATGTTCATTACCGGAGCAAGCGGAACGGGGAAAACATACGGCGTAAAGATGTTAGCTGAATATTTGAACATTCCATATTTTAGAGTTGACTGTTCTAATTTAGAAGCAAGCCCCGGACGTGATAGTGTACATATAAGTGAAGTGCTAAAAAAATGGGGATCGTATGATGTAAACGGCAGGATTGGCGGCATATTGTTCTTAGATGAGTTTGACAAGCTTAGTGGTTCAGGTAAGGCACATAATACAGGGTACATGCACTTAATACAACAAGGGTTGTTAGATTTGATTGACGGTGATGCGGAGTTTAACGGCATAAAGTACAATAACTTACTTATAATAGCGTCTGGCTCATTTCAAACAGCAAGGGACATGATAGAGGCAATTAAAGAAGAAAAAGAGAAGAATATTGAAAGAAAGAACAAGACTGATAAAGAGAATACACAGGAAACAGAACAAATAGAAGTAAGAGAAATTGGATTCTTGTCTAGTTTAGAGACAAAGACAATTAACAAAACTATTAAGGATAAAAGCAAGACCGTAGAAGAAATGAAAGAGTTAGAAGATTATGAAGAATTATTAAATACAGATTTAGAAAATGGCAGGGAGCTATTAACACAGGGCGGAATCATGACTGAGTTGGCTGGTAGATTTTTAACATTTGCAGAAACTGAACAAATAACAGTAGAACAAGTTATAAAACTAATTGATAGTAGTACAAGTATATACATGAAATATGTAAGATTAAATGATAATACACCATTTTTGTCAGATGAAGATAAAAGAGATATAGCCGATAAAGCTTTAAAAAGCAAAGCCGGAATTAGAGAATTAAATACATTGATTTATGACAAATATGCTGATACACTAGGACTTAATGATGACAGATGATATGAAAATAATTGGAGTAAGGGCGTTTCATACAGATAGGCGGGGAGATATCTCAAGAGATTTAGATGTTGATGTTAGTGAGTTTTACAAAGGCTTCCCAGTTTACAAGAAACTAAATTCATTTTTTCAGCTACTAAGATCAGATACTACATATGTAGCTTACATGTTAAGAAATGGTGTAATAGTTGTTAAGCCCACAGCTGAAGAGGTTAAAAAGAAATGAGAGACATAGACACGATGAGAGAAGAACAGGACATGAGGCTGCAGGAAGAGTCTTGGGATACTGACTGTGACTTATCAAGTGATAGAATTAGAAATATGATAACTGTTTACAAGCTTGGTGCGCCATTTGGTATTGGGTTACAAAAAGCTTTTCTAATTAAAAGGGAAGCTAAATACGAAACTAAAGAGTGGGCAGAAAATTGTAACCCAACCAAACAAGTAAGCTTTGACAGAGAAATCTCAGAAACAGAATATGATTACGATATTTTAGATAAAGGCAGGGGCTTGGTATGATGATACTACATACAGTTGACAATTATAAGAATGAGTTTAGAGATAGAAAATCATCTGAACTATTAGAGTACAGAAATGAATTATTGATTAAGTTAAAAGATCCGTTATTTAGTCACTATTACTTTAAATATAAAATGGCGAAACAAGCAATAGATGAAGTTATCAAAGAAAGATGCAGCAAGGTGAGTACGAAATGGACACATTAGTAAAATCAATAGTAGTATTTGTGGCAGCGTATTGTTTATGTTTATGTATAGATTCTTACGCCCAAGTCCCCAGCAAGAAATTGAACGACATATATATAAATGTTTTTTATGAATTTAACAAACAGTATAAAATCAAGTCAAGGCCGCGCTTGACGGAATCTAAATGCTTATTAAAAGGAAATGCATCTTGGGCGTATGCTGACATTAAAAAAAATAGAATATGTGTGAATTATAATTTAGTCAGAGGTCTTGAAAATGACTCACAAATAGCAACTGTCTTATATCACGAACTTGCACATATATATTTAAGACATGAAAGTTCCTCACTTGAAAATGAGAAAAATGCGGATAGAATAGCTAAAAACTTATTGTCTAAATCTAAGATATATAACTTAAAAGATGGTGCATCACTATTTCTATTCTTTCATGAACATACTGTACCTGTAAACGATCCGCTACATCCATGCTTGATAACAAGATATAAATACTTTATGTCAATGATTAATGATTTCCCGAAAGAAGAGGTAAGTAAATGAACAATAAAGAGATATTAGACTGCGCCATAGCTGTTGTAAAAAGATTTAAATTAAAACTTGATGATGATATAATTCAAATGAATGACTTTACAAGAGATGCGGACCAACATAGGGCATTTATGATTGATGTAAAGAATAGAAGAATACTTGACAGCGGATTTTTGACTCATGGCTCAGGTTCAGGTTCAAGGCTTGGTAGAAATTTAATACTAAGCAACAAGCCAAACAGTCGTAAGTCGTCAGCCGGACTTATGAGGTATGCTGAAAAGTACAAGTCAATGAAGTTCAAAATCTCTTACAGATTAGATGGACTAGAGAAGGGCGTCAATGACAACGCCAGAAAGCGTGCAATTGTAGCACACACAGCAAGGTACGCAAGTAATACTTATATGTCAAAGAATACGACACCCGGCAGGAGTTGGGGGTGCCCCGCACTGGGCAGGGAGAAGTTTGCTAAGTGGGAAAGTCTTGGTTACATAAAAACGGGCAGATACATGTACACTATAAGTAAGAGAGATTTAAAAAGATGAATGATAAGAATGTTATAAGCATGAAAGACAAAAGAAAGCTTTTACAAATAAAGAAATTAAAAATGTGTAAACCTGACCTGTCTTCAAACTATCGATTCTCAGTGGAGTGGTGGGACGATGATTGTGAAACTTCAAGAACTATAATGTTTGAACCTGACTCTTCTTTCACACAGCTCACGGACATAGGGCATGACATAGTTGGACAAGTAATCCTTTACATATTGTTAGAGTCTATAGAGAACAGTGAAAAGTTCAGAAAAAAGTTTAAGACAAATGTGTTGGAAAAACTCAATCAATTGGAACTATAATGAAGCTAAGAAACAAGAGACTTACAAAAAAAGAGGAAGAGCTTTGGAAAGTATTTTCTAATGAGATAGTGTATGGAGACTTGCTTAAATTTATGTTTAGAGTTACAGCAAAAGAGCATGAAAACAAAACACTTGAATTGTTGAACAAAAATCTGTATGATAAGTGTATAGCGTGGTTTGAGCTTTATAAGATAATAGAAGATGAAGTGCACGATATGATTGACTCACAAGAGGATGTACAATGATTGATTTATTAGAGAATCATTACAAAGAAAAGAGTAAACCTATAGAAAAGATATCTATACATATGAAAATGCATAGGGAGAACATGAGAAGGATATGTATAGAAAAAGGGAATAAAAGCAGGGCAAAGTTGTTAAAAACTGCAATAGAAGAATTTAACAGAAAAGGGTATGAATATACAAGGGTGAGAAACATAGAAAAAACAGCCGGATTTAAATCAAGCACAGTTCGTTACTATTTTGGAACAAAAAAAGAACTTTATGAAGTAGTTAAAAAGGTGGAGAAAGAACATGAGTCAGCTTAAAACAGCGGATACAACTGCCATAGCGCCTGTAGACAAAATACAGGCCATAAAATCCTTGGAACAGGAAATAGTGGAGTTAAATAAATTAAAAGATAAGATATCTATCAAAATGGATAAAGTAAAGGATGAATTAGAACAGAGCAAATTAGGAATTCTTGAGGGGATGAACAAACATGGAATCAAGTCTATAAGTGGAGACAACTACAAGATAACAATCAGAAAAGCTCCTGAAGTGTTAAAAGTAACAGATGAATCTAAGATTACAGACCAAGGGCTTTGGAAGATTAAAAGGGAACTGGACAAAACCCTAATAAAAGCTAGACTAAAGGCAGGTGGCAAGGTGTCAGGGTGTGAGCTTGGAGAAGGTAAACAATCAGTATTAATTAAATTTGGATAGATATGAACATTAAAGTATTACATAAAGTAAGTAATAAAGAACATGTATATTCTTTTATACTTAATGAGGTTGCATATGCCGTGGCGCACAAACATGAAATAGATGAATCGTTTGTAAAAACATACGTTAAAAATACAGCATACATGGATATAGGCCTTATAGGTGTTTTTGGCCATGATATAGAAGTTACAATAGAAGAGGCATAAATGAATAACAAGAGAATTATATTTGGAAGTGATGCAAGAAAAAAACTATTTAAAGGATTTGAATTAGTATATCTTGCAGTGAGTTCAACGCTCGGCCCTTGTGGGCGTAATGCTTTAATAGAGACAGGCACTGGGCCGTACATTACAAAGGACGGGGCTACAGTCGCCAAGCATATCAACATAGCAGATAGACAAATGGAGCAAGGTGTAAACTTACTTAAAGCTGTATCACAAAACACGGCTATTGAAGTAGGGGATGGGACAACTACAGCAACCATATTAGCATATGAGATTATGAAAAACTCATTACACTTAGCTGATAAAAAACATAACATACCAGACATTGTCAAGGGCATGCAAATAGCTGAAAAGCACATTGTAAGTTCAGTCGAAGGCTCGGCTTTAAAAATAAAGCCAAGTCAAATTAAATCCATTGCAAAAATGTCAGTAAATGGCGATGAACACATGGCCAGCACAATAGCACAAGCATTTGAGACAGCCGATTCTGAGATGTCAGTAATTATTGAAGACAACCATCTACCAAAAGATGATTTAGACATAGTAAATGGCTGGCAGTGGGGCAGGGGGTATTTTGATAACAGTTTTGCAAACAACTCTGATAAGATGAAAAGCATACTACTTAACCCTTTGATTTTTATAACAAATGAGGAGCTTTCCTCTCCCACCATGGCGGCAAGCATTATAACGGCATCGATGGGAATTTCCCTTACTGAGACTGAGAACGGCAAGCCGAAAAGAATATCAGACCCAAGACCTTTGTTAGTTATAGCTAAAGGTGTGTCAGGAGGAGCTTTGGCAACTTTTATAGGGAATCATCAACAAGGAACAAATCAAATTTGTTGTGTCGAAGCTCCAGGATATACTGCGACCATGAATGACTTCTTACAAGACATATCGGCGTTTACAGGGGCTAAGGTGAACCAAGGAATAGATTTAAATGACGTGCACAAGTTTAAATACAAAGACTTTGGAGAGTGTGAGAAAGTAATTACAGAAAGCAATAAGTGTTCTATCATAGGCGGCTCTTCAAAAGGATTAGAAGAACAATTGAACAAAGTTAGAGAGATACATAAAATGGCCGGAGCCGACTGGCAACGGGCGGTAAGTGAAGAAAGGATATCAAAACTTAAAGGAAGGATTGTTGTACTTAAAGTCGGAAGTAATTCTGAAGTAGAAAATCAAGAAAGAAAAGACAGATATGAAGATGCAATATATGCAGTAAGGGCGTCGCTCAAGTCTGGATATTTGCCAGGGGGCGGGGTGTTTACTAACTCTTTATCCAAAGGCTTTATAAAGAACATGAAAAGCACACTTCCTAAATACTGTTCAAGAGACACCAAGCTGGGATATAAAATAGTTGTTGAGGCTCTTAGCAAGCCGTTAGAAAAATTGTTATCTAACTATGGAAATAAAAGATTGATAAATAAAATACCAGACCATTCAAAAACCAAAGATTTAGTTGGTTTTGATTTCCAGAACTCACATCCTTTTCTTGTAAACCTTGTGGACAATGGAATAATAGAGCCAAGCGAGGTTGTAGCCTCAGCTGTAAGGCAAGCCGTATCAATAGCGACAACTGTAATTAGAACTGACACTGTAATGACTCATGATGATGGAAAATAAATGGCATTTACAACACAAACTAAATCATGTGAGGAATGTCACTCTTCAGATAATGTAGTAATAGACACCGATGGGGGGTGGCACTGCTTTACCCCTGGATGCAATAACCACTCTAAAGGAGACGGTGTGAGTGAATTTAAGAAACCGCCTAAAAGAAAAGTGCCCTACATAGAAAGAGGAAGCTTTAGAGAACTTACAAACAGAGGGATATCAAAAGCTACATGTGAAAAATACCTATACCATTACAGTAAGTATTCTGGGACTTTAGTAAAAAAGATTAACGGAGTAGAGCACTACTTCGGCTCAATAGAAAACCCTATTGAAGTCGCCACGATGGACATACTTGACAAGGATGGGAAACTGCTTTGGCAAAAAATAAGAGGCCCAAGTAAATCATTTAAGGCTGTCAACTTCCCAGATGAAGGCTATGGCTTGATAGGTAAACATTTCTGGGAGAGTGGGAAAAGAAAGCTGATAATAACAGAAGGAGTTGAAGACATGATGGCAGTGGCGCAGGCTACTGACTTTCGTTACAACGTATCTTCCCTGCCTAACGGCGCCGGTAGTGTAGAAAAGTCATTTAAGCTTGATTATGATGACATTATGAGACATGATAATATCATAGTATTCTTTGACAAGGATGAAGAGGGACAAGCAGCGCTGGACATGGTGAAAAAGCTAGTACCGCCTTATAAGCTGTCCATAATAGATGTTAAGGCCAAGGATGCATGTGAGCTATTGGCAAAAGAGAATGGAAGCAACGAGCTTAAATTCTCTGTAATGAAGGCACAGCCCGCCCCGCCTGCCCATTTAATTAAAGGGGTAGACATTTCATTAGAAGAACTAAGAAAGCCGCTTAGAGTGGGGTACAGGCTTAATACGTTCCCTGGATTAGACAGAGCTTTGAATGGATTTGCTAAAGGAGAACTTACTGTAGTGGCCGGCGGCTGTGTTGACAAGGATACAGAATACTTATCCCCCAATGGGTGGAGAAGAATGTCTACATATACTCACGGAGAGCTCGTCGCTCAGTACAAACAAGACGGCTCAATTGAGTTTGTAAAACCTGAAAGATATATAGTAGAACCTTGTGAAGAGTTTGTTTATTTAAAAACTAAATATGGAGTTTCACAAAAACTATCAGATGAACATAGATGTTTATACTTGCCAGAGAAAAGAAGTGATGGAGAGTTTATAGAAATTAAAGCTTCAGAACTTACATCAGAATTTAGAGGTAGATTTAAAACAACCTTCACTAACAATGAAGGAAATGGACTAGAGCTAAGTGACACAGACTTAAGATTACAAGTAGCTGTAATGGCAGATGGGTATTTTTCACCAAAATCAAAAAGAACTAATTGGTGCAATGTAAGATTAAAGAAACAAAGAAAAATAGATAGACTAAGAGCCTTGCTACTTGATGCAGGAGTAGAGTTCAAGGAAAGAGTACAAGAATGCACAGGATTTACTATATTTAAATTCAATGCACCGTACAGAGAAAAGAACTTCATAAGAGAGTTCTATAAATGTAATCAAAAACAATTAGATTTGATATCAGAAGAGTGCTTGCACTGGGATGGTAATTGTAGGAATACATTTTATACTAATAGTAAAGAGTGTGCTGATTTTATACAATACTGTTTCACATGTTCAGGTTACAAAGCTTCCATATCTTCATATAACAGAACAGAGGATAAAGACAGAACTAGAGGGGTAGAATATGTTGTGCATAGAACAAAAAGAGACCTTATAGGAATTAGAGGTTCTGAAGTAAATAGAATCAAATCAATTGATGGACTTAAATACTGCTTTACTGTGCCTACAGGTATGTTAGTTCTTAGATGTGAAGACAGCATCTTTATAACAGGAAATAGCGGACTTGGAAAAACGGATGCAATTACACGACTTCAATATGAGCTAGTAGTTAAGCATAAATTGAAGGTAGATGATATTAAAATTGAGTCACCTTACAACTACAACGCACTACAGTTTATAGCTATGGATAATCATGTGCCTTTTAAGGTATTATTAGAACATCCAAACATATTAACAGATGAACAGGTACAGGCAAGTAGGGAAAGGCTGTTCCCTTACATGAATTTCTTCAAACATGAAGGAATATGTAATGTAAATAGCTTAATGGACTTGCTAAACTACTGTGCAGTGATAAATAAGTCAGATTTTATATTCATTGATAACTTGACTATTGCGTTTTCCTCCGAACATTCCTCTAAGGACGGAGAAAGAAAGGATATTGACCTGTTTATGGGACACTTAGAGCACTTTGTAATGCGTACAGGAGTTAGTGTAGTGCTTGTAGCCCACTTAAAAAACCCAGGACAAGGAAAGACATGGAAACAAGGCAAAGAGTGCGCAGAGGGCGACATAAGAGGGTCAGGGAACATAACAAATATGGCATTTAATGTTATATCTATTGAAGGACAGACAAGAGCTTACTACACACCAAGCGGCTCTAAGCCTTTCGACCCGAGCATAAGATGGATAAGAGTTATTAAGAGTAGATATGGCAAGGAGTTTGATAAACTTACTGATGTGTACAGATTAAATGAACAGACATGGGACGTAGAGAAAGCCTGCTTCCCTTCAGATGATGGAGAAGCTTCATGACAAACCCTAGAGACTATTTCGATAGAATAATTAAAGTTGATGGAAAATACCACATACTGTCATATGTACTTTACGATGAAGGGATATATAGAGAGCTGGTTGATGAAGAACTTTATAACACTCCTAAACATTTTCTTGAAGAAGCTAGGGTTATATATTTTGATTACCTTGGAAGGACATTAAGTGAGTAGGTTTCCAGACGATGAGGGGGGTGTTATGATAACTTGCATAGAACTGTTTGCTGGAGCCGGAGGCATGGCTAGAGGTTTGGAAATGTCAGGAATAAAAACAGAAATGGCTGTAGAGTCTAATAAAGATGCGTGTGACACCTTAGTGTCTAATACTGACTGGAGAGTCATTAATAAAAAAATACAAGATGTTGACTTCACAGAAGTTTATGCGGACATAGTTAGTGCTGGAATACCTTGCCAATCTTACAGCTATGCTGGAAATAGAAAAGGACTTAATGATGAAAGAGGGGGCGTTTTTTATGACCTACTGGATGTAATTAAAAAGGTAAGCCCAAGGCTTGTTCTCATAGAAAATGTTAAAGGATTAAAGACTCAAGACAACGGAAAGGCGCTGAAAACAATACTAGCAGAGTTAAAAAACATAGGTTACGGCAATCAATTTGTCAAAGTATTAAATACAGTAGACTATGGAATACCTCAAAAGCGGGAGAGACTTATAATAATTGCTAGTACTTTTTGTGAAAAACTGACATTTAAATTTCCAGAAAAGGTTGATAAAATAGCGACCCTGAGGGATGTTATTTATCCCACCATGTCAGGTGCTGGGTATGATTACCCTTTAAAAAAGAAAGAGATATTTAATTTAGTACCACCTGGCGGATGCTGGAGAGACTTGCCTGAACCAATTAAGTCAGAGTACATGGGAAATTCTTTAAATTCTGGAGGAGGAAAAACAGGAATGGCCAGAAGGCTAAAGTGGGAAGAACCTTCATTGACCTTGTTATGCAGCCCGACGCAGAGGCAGACAGAAAGGTGCCATCCTGAAGAAACCAGACCTTTGAATATCCCAGAATACGCAGCAATTCAGACATTTGAACCTTCTTGGATATTTAGAGGAAGCATCTCTTCCCAGTATAGGCAAATAGGAAATGCGTTTCCTGTAGAAATGGCCAGGATGCTGGGAGTCAGTATATTAGAATATCTAAACAAAGAGGAGGATTTATGAGCGATTCAGATAGTTGGGAGACGCCACAATGGTTGTTTGACTTACTAGATAAAGAATTTAATTTCGTAGTAGACGCATGTGCCGTAGAGGATAACGTTAAAGCACAAAACGGAAACTTCTTTCAAGATGCCTCTAAAGAGTGGAAGAGTCAATATTTGAAAATACCAGGCCAGTGCCCCGAAGACAGCAAAAATGCAGTGTTCTTGAATCCTCCATATTCAAACCCAGGACCTTTCTTAGAAAGGGCGTGGGAGTTTAGTAAGAACATGAAAGTTGTATGTCTGGTTAGAGATGACCCAACCACAAAATGGTATAAAAAAATACTCCAAGATATACATACATCTGAGCCTAAATATGGCATGCTGACTTGGTATTTAAGTAAATTTGACTCTCTACACTTACATAATATAACAAGTGAACGCGTACATAAGCCGTCAAGCTATATTATAAGATTACCTAAACGATTAAAGTTTGAGAGAAACGGAGTACCTGGCGGAACTTACAATTTCCCTTGCTGCATAATAGTGATGGATAGACGATGAGCAGGTTTCAAGATTACAATTTCGAGACATTAAAATCTGACCCATTAACATGGAAGAAGGTTTACTTTGATTTTGAATCTAAAGAAGAACTAGACATAGTAAAGTATGGAAGCAACTGGCCGTGGGGTGGCTGTAAGCCTCTGTGCTGTTCTGTAATAAACATAGATACAGGTGAAGGGTTTGTTACAAGTGATTGGGATTATTTAAAACAGATAGTAGAAAACTGTCACACCATATCAGCGCACAATGTCTTATATGATATGGGCATAATGTTACAGCTAGGCATAAATATATGGGATGCATTGATGGTCGATACATACATACTAGCTGCTCTATATGACAACACAGTAAGCTCATTCAGTCTTAACTATTTATTAGACATATATTTCAATGAGAAGAAATCAGAGATGCCTATGGCGTTGTGGGCCATAAAGAATAGAAAGTACATTAAAGGATTCCAGAACTTAAAGTGCCTGTCTAGGGTGAAGTACAAGAAGAAGTATTACAGCAAAGCACCTGAATTTAGGCATGTAAACAAAAGAAATGGAACTAAAGAGCCTTGGAAACCTCCAGCAACAGGGCCAGTAAGGACTCGAGAACAGAAAGATAAAGTAAAGAAATCAGCTGTTTTATGGTGTAAAAAGAATATGGACATCATATATGAACAAGGAGGAAAGGAAACTGTAGATAAGTATTGCCTAGATGATTCGTTAGGTGGTGCTAAGCTATATAACTTCTTTATAAAAGATGTTGACCAATGGCATGTAGACTTATTTAGTGATGTATGTAAATGTTTATTACAAGCTAGACAAAGAGGTGTTCCTGTACACATTAAGACCTTACAAGCCAGCAGAGATGTTCTTTACATGAAAGAAAGAGCCGCATATGACAAGTTTGTCAAGATATCAGGTGGTAAAATAATAGATGTTGACGGTGAAGATGTATTAATGATAAATGGCATGGAAGTCAACTTAGCATCTCCTACTAAACTTTCCAAATACTTAGTATCTTTAGGACATACGCCTGAATTTAATGAAGAAACAAACAACTACTCAATAGACCATGCATGGATAGAGTCTGCATATAAACAGACAGAAGATGAAAGATTAAAATGTATACTTGAATACAGAAGGTTCCAAGTGCCAAGGAATAACTTCTGTGACAAGATACTTGAATTCTTAGAACTTACAGACCAGATGGGTGGAGAATATGGAAGAATATATCCACAACTTAAGCCTTTAGGCGCTGATGCTTCTGGAAGAATGACAGGCTCTAAACCTAACATACAACAAATGTCATCCATTGATAAAGACCCTGAAGTAGGAACATTAATAAGAGATATATTCCACCCAGAGCCTGGAGAAGATTGGTATACATATGATTGGTCTGCACAAGAGCCAAGACTGCAGGCACACTTTGCATCAGCAGAAGGTATGGAATCCGCAGACACTATCTGCGATGAATGGAACTTAAATCCTTACATGGATGTACATGTGTTTGTAGGGAAAGGCATGTTCCCAGAAATGAACACATTAGATGAAAGTTCAAAAGAGTTTAAGAAACTTAGGAAGTACGCCAAAGGTGTTAACTTAGGAATAAGTTACGGAATGGGTAAAAAGAAACTATATGGAACAGCATTAGGAGTTGGATGGGAAGATGGTGAAGTTATATACAATATCTATATGGATAAATTTCCTTATATCAAAGATATGGGGGAAAAGTGTATGGATGAAGGAAAAAGAGTTGGTTACGTTACTTCAGTTACAGGAAGAAAGATTGGCTGCCCAAAGACTTTCTATAGTACAAAAGCAAAGAGATGGATTGATTTGTCGTATAAGATGTTCAATTATAAGATTCAAGGATCTGGCGCTGATTTACTTTACATTAGTCTGGCCATGTGTTATAGGATGGGTATACCTATTTATTTCCCAGTTCATGATGAAATAAACTTTAGTACAAAAAGCATTGACATAGCAAAGAAAGTAAAGTATATTATGGAGAATGGTATTAAACTTAAGGTGCCAATGATTGTAGGTACAAATAGAGGAAAGACATGGGCGGATGCTTGTGTAAATGAAATTGAATTATAAACCAAAGAGGTAAATGAAAATGAGTAATGACAATATATTAAATGGAACTATAATTAACATACAATACTATCAAGGGAATCAGAAAGCATTCCAACCAGTATTGGAGTTAAATGTAAATGGAACTAATGTTCCAATTTATTTAGGAGAACAGGACAAACAAGGCATTTCTGTAAGAAATCCTGATAACTCTTTTACACAGCTAACTAATGGGCAGGAGATATCCATCACT